GCTGAAATTTCTGCTGCACTTGGGCACGGTCGGTGTGAAATATTCCCAAAACAAGAACAAGTTCTTGTCGAAAGGGGCGATGTGGGTAACTTTATTAATTTACCATACTTTGATTCCGAACAGACTTTTCGCTATGCGATACTTAAAAAAGAAGGAACGTACAAAGATGCTACACTACAAGAATTCCTTGAAGAGGTACAAAAAGTAAAGGTCGGCACGAATGATTTTTTAAAAATCCCTATTGGTGGTAAAGTACAACTATACCCTAACTATGTTCCTTGCTTACGATCTTTGTTGGACATGGGCATATTTGAAGGTGGTAGGAATAGAGCTGCTTTTCATCTTGGTGTTTTTTTACAGAAAGCTTTTCCCGAAGATTGGAAATCAAAATTAGAAGAGCATAATTCAAAAGACTTTACACCGCCTCTTACGGCATCTGAAGTTGTGGCAATTCAAAACACATTAGAAAAAAAAGAATACAATTATCTTTGTAAAGAAGAGCCTATGTCTTCTCACTGTAATCAAAGTGTGTGTAGGACTTTAAAGCATGGCATTGGTGTTGGGTCAATGCCTACAATTAGTGGCTTGTCCGTTATCTTATCCGAGCCAAGACTATGGTTCGTGGACATAGGTGGTCGTAGATTAGAACTAACAACAGATGAATTACAAACTCCAAGACTATTTCAAAGGGCATGTATGGAGCAATTAAACTTCATGCCACCTAAGTTAAAAGATAATCTGTGGGAAGAGCAGATTAATAATTTATTAGAAAACCTCAATGAGATTAATGTTCCCGAAGAACTTACATACAAAGGTCAGTTTGTTTCTTTGTTAGAGACTTATTGCACAGGAAGAGTCCAAGCACAAACATTCGAAGAGATAATGTTAGGTAAGCCATATACTGAAATAGAAGAGAGTAAAACTTATTTTAGATTAGAATCTTTAATGGAATTTATGAGACAAAAGAAATTTGATATTTACACAAGAGCACAAGTACAAGAGAGAATAAAAGAAATAAATAATGAAGAAAGTTCTGCTGTTAAACGATTTAAAACCTCGGCGGGTAAATGGAAATCAGTTAGAGTTTGGTGGATTCCAGAATTCACGGGAGAGGTTGAAGTAGAATCCGTTAAGATAGAATCTGGGGAGGTGCCGTTTTGACTCAAAGTGATAATGATGTAAAGCACGATATTTGTATTGAAGTTTTAAATGAGTATTTAAAAGTTTTTAAAATGTCTGAAAATTCTATGAGACGTTTACCTGCATCTCTCACTAGAAAAGAAAGAGCCGAATTAACTTATTATCAAGAAATGGTTAGAAATACAAAAATGGTTAGGGATTATATAGACACGAGATCCGAGTCTGTAGATTGGGAAAGGTACAATTAATGGAAACAACTATATTTGGACCTCCAGGAACAGGTAAGACAACAACTTTAATTAATATTATCAAGAAGAGCATCCAAGATGGAATGGATCCCACTAAGATAGCTTTCATGTCTTTTAGTCGTAAGGCTGCAACAGAGGCTAGAGATAGAGCAGCTGTTGAACTTGGTTTAGATATAAAACAAATGCTTTATTTTAGAACTTTACATTCCCTAGCTTTTACATGGTTAGGTTTAGATACTAAAAAAGTATTTAAAGGATCAGACTATAATGATCTTGGTAAGCTTGTTGGATTAGAATTTAGAAGTGGTCGTACTCTTAATATAGAAGATGGACCTTTGTTTCAAATAGGAGCTGGTGGAGACAAGTATATGTCTTTAATACAAATGGCTCGTGTTAGAGAAATAAATCTTACGGAACAGTTTAATGATAGTTGGGATCACACATTACATTGGCAACAATTAAAAGTTTTAAACCAAGCATATATTGATTATAAAAAAGCTAAAAACAAATTAGATTTTGTTGATATGATAGAGAAATTTATAGTGCAAGGCACTAGTCCTAAGTTTGACATGCTTATAATAGATGAAGCACAAGATTTAGCACCTCTTCAATGGAAAATGGTTAAAGAAGTATTAGTACCAAACTCTAAAAAAGTATATTATGCTGGAGATGATGATCAAGCTATATACACTTGGATGGGTGTTAATGTAAATAGCTTTTTAGAAGCTTCTGAAAACAAAATATTTTTAGAAAAATCGTATCGTGTACCAAGTGTCGTGCATGATTTTTCACAGAATCTCATAAAAAAAGTTGCTACCAGACAAGCTAAAGATTGGCAACCCTCTAAAAAAGAAGGCTCCATAACATGGCATAGGGATATACTAGATGTGGATTTAACTAGTGGCGAATGGTTGGTACTTGCTAGAACTAATTATATTACAAACAAAATATGTAATCGTCTTAGAGAAGATGGTTATCTCTATTGGAGAGAAGGCACTGGTTGGTCAATTTCCCCTAATGTTATAAATGGTATAGAGGTATGGATAAAATTATGCAAAAACCAAAGCTTGTCTACAGCAGAACTGAAGAACTTTGCGAAGTTATTGAACCCAAATATTATTACGAAAGCTGGGAGAAAATCCCTGTCCTCACTAGATCACGAACAAACATATACTCTTCAAGACATAATAGAGAAATGCAATTTGATTGCAACACACGAAAGTCCGTGGCAGACAGTCTTGAAAGTATCGGATCAAGAGATTGCATATATAACGTCAGTGAGGAGGAGAGGCGAGAGAATTCTTACGGGGACTCCGAGGATTCGGATATCGACCATCCATAAAGCAAAGGGTGGAGAAGCGGATAACGTAGCTCTTTTACTAGACTCAACCAAAGCTTGTGTAGAAAGCTTAGATCAAGATTCTGAAATAAGAACTTTCTATGTCGGAGCAACTCGTGCTAAAAAAACACTACATTTAATTGAATCAACAGCATTATATAGGTTTAACATATGACAATATCAAAAGAACTAAAAGATAATATGAAACAAATAAAACAGTTTGCTAACAAAGATAGGAAATATTTTTTAGATGAAGCAGAGAGATTAATCAACGGACAGAGAGCCAAAGAGTATGGGCCTGCTAAAAAGAATCATAAGAGAATAGCCGACATATGGACTATACTTTTAGATAAAAAATTAAAAGAACCAATTACACCAGAAGAAGTTGTGGCTTGTATGATAGGTGTCAAGGTAGCAAGACTTGCCGAAGACATTAACAAAGACGATTCTTGGACGGACGTTATAGGATATGCAGCTTTAGGTGGAGAAATTATAAATGACAAGTCGTGATCAATACCATTTTTTAGACCAAGACATAAAAGATGTATCTTGGGGCAATATAGATTCTGATTGGACACCACCTCAAACACTTCCAGATTTATCTCAATATAAAACTGTGTCTATTGACTTAGAAACAAAAGACACAAACCTTTTAACTCTTGGACCTGGGTGGACTAGGAAAGATGGTTACGTTATTGGAGTAGCAGTAGCTGCTGGAGATAGTGCTTGGTACTTTCCAATCGGTCATAAATCTGGGAATATGCCTAAAAACACTGTGTATAAATGGTTACAAAAATTATGTGATGATGAAACAATAACAAAAGTATTTCATAATGCTTTATATGATTTAGGTTGGTTAAGAGCTGAAGGAATAGAAGTTAAAGGTAAGATCATAGACACTATGATTGCAGCTCCTTTGTTAGATGAAAATAGAAAATGGTACAATCTTAACTCCCTTGCCCGTGACTACTTGGGAGAATTTAAAGATGAAAAGCTTTTAAAATCGGCAGCCGAAGAATTTGGTGTGGATCCTAAGTCTGGCATGTGGCAGTTGCCTCCTAGATATGTAGGTAAGTATGCCGAGCAAGATGCTTTAATTACTTTAAAGCTTTGGGATAATTTAAGTAAGAAAATAACTCAACAAGAATGCTCTAGTATCTTTGAATTAGAAATTGATTTGCTTCCCGTACTGTTTGAAATGAAAACAAAAGGTGTTCGTGTTGATGTAGAAAAAGCACATCAAACAAAAAAAGATTTAACTAAAATAGAAAAATTACTTGTACAAGAGATAGTCAAGGAAACAGGTGTTACGATTGAACCTTGGGTCGCTACATCGGTAGCAAAGGTCTTTGATGCTGTGGGGCTTCCGTACTCTCGCACAGAAAAAGCCGGGGCTCCCATGTTTACAAAACAATTTCTTACGAATTGCAGTCATCCAATTGCACAAAAGATTGTAAAAATTAGAGAGATAAATAAAGCCAATACGACATTTGTTGATACTATTCTTGAGCATTCTCATAATGGTAGAATTCATTGTGATTTTCATTCCCTTCGTTCTGACGGTGGGGGAACTGTAACAGGTCGCTTTAGTTCAAGCAACCCCAATTTGCAGCAGATCCCTGCACGAGATCCTGAGATTAAGAAATTAATTCGTGGGCTTTTTATCCCGGAGGAGGGCCACAAATGGGGTTCCTTTGATTATGCATCACAAGAACCAAGATGGTTAGTTCATTACTGTGCCACCTTGACAGGCGTAGATAGACATCCTCAAATAGATGACGTTGTTAAAATGTATCATGAAGGTAATGCTGACTTTCATCAAATGGTAGCAGATATGGCAAACATCCCTAGAAAACAAGCCAAGACTGTGAACTTAGGTCTTATGTATGGAATGGGTAAAGCCAAACTTGCTAACGTAATGGATATAGATATAGAAGAAGCTTCTCGTCTTTTATCAACGTATAATGAAAAAGTTCCTTTTCTTAAATCATTGTCTGATAAAGCCATGGATCGTGCAGCGAATACCGGTGTTATTAGAACGTGGTTAGGACGTAAATGTAGATTTGATATGTATGAACCCGTGTCATATGGTTTCAATAGAGCACTGCCAATGGAACAAGCCATAAAAGAATATGGAAGTAAAGGTAGAATAAGAAGAGCTTACACATACAAAGCCTTAAATAGATTGATTCAAGGATCTAGTGCCGACCAAACCAAGAAAGCTATGGTTGAATGTTATAAAGTTGGATTGTGTCCAACCTTAACAGTGCATGATGAATTGTGCTTCAGCATCAATAGCCAGGAACAAGCCGACAAGATTGTAGAAATCATGACGACTTGTATTCCAGACTTAAAGATACCTTTTGAAGTTGACGCAGAACTAGGCGACAATTGGGGGGAGATTAGTTAATAACTAGCCTTTACATATTGATCGTGTAAATCAGCCATAGGATCATCAATTGGTTTTTCATTTTTAAAAATTTCATACGCATGTGACCTTATATTAGACCTATTTAGTCCTATATCTTTCAATGTAGCATCGTCTAAGCTGTGTAAAGCTGTTATTGTTCTTCCTATCTTAAAATTGTAAAACCATTTTTCAAACATTTATTTCTCCATTTCTATTATTAGTTATAGATTACTTCTAAGTAATAGAGAACAGAGCAAAAATGAAAGATATTGGTGCTAAAAAAGAACATATTAAATCTACGCTAGGTATCATAAGCGTACACAAAAAGACGTTGCTTTAGGTAGTAATCGTACCAAAGCGTTGTGCTTCAACGATTCTGAGGCATCTGAGAGCATCGTTTTTTCAATGATTCCATGATTTCAATGCGTTTTTCATCTGATAGTGTGATCCATGCAGAAATTTCATCCAAAGTTCTAAAACAACCAACACACATATTATTTTTTATTTTGCACACGTTTAGGCAAGGGCTTGCAATAGACTGTAATCTTTTTGGTCTTGGCATTGGGGTATGGAATCTCTGGTTGATCGTTTAATCTTTTGGCAAAGTATAAACAATCGTTAACATTTTCAAATATTTGATCTTGGTTAATAATTAATGTGCCTATCATATAGACTAAAACAAACTCTATCATTCATCTTTGGTTTTCCAAAAGTATTCATCAGTGTCACCAAGTCTAAATTTTTGACCATTCTCAACCTGGTACTCTATTGTACTCACTTTGAAGTCTGGTTGCAATGGGACTTCTGGTGTTAAAGAGTTATCATAAACTCGCATTCTATTGTTTGGGTACAAACAGAACTGTCCGTTTTTTAATTCTAAAAGATTAAAAGATTTATGCTCTGCGGGTGTTTCGCTGGTGGAATAATCAACTACGTTTGGATCTTGATGATAATTGTCTATAGTGCAAATGTATGAACCCATCATTGTACCGTGATCCCTTGTTAGTATTTCAAAGGACATCGATCCTATAAATTGCTTGCAAATAGATACCACGCCATAATCCATGCAATTCCAAAACTGAAGATTGTAAAGATCCATATCTGTGGTCGGGGTATCGGGACTTGATACGAA